CGCAACCGATGCGGCAGACGTAGGACTGCACGCACTTCAGAATCATCGCCGACAGATAGGACCAGGCGCCCTCGGGAACCTCTTCGGCGTGCCCGTCCTTCACGACGGTCTTCGTCCGGGCGTACTCGGAGATCTCGGCGAAGAAGAAGAAGGGCGAGGTGCCGTCCTTGTATTCGAGCAGGCCCCAGGCCCCGCGGACAGAGCCGCGGTGGCTTTCCTGGTCGTCGGCCTTGACGCCCTCGCCGAGGGAGGCGTGGCGGTGGACGAAGTTGATGCCGTCCTGGGTGTGCTCGACCTCGTAGGTGTCTTTGGCGCGGACTACGTCGGAGCGGATGCCTTTGAAGTTGTCGGATTCCCGAGCCTTTTTCAGGAAGCCGTCGCGGCCAACCGCGGGGCGGTAGAAGACTTCGATGCCGGTGCTGGTCTCGCGTTCGCCCTTCAGCAACCAGATCTCGCCGGAAAGCGGGTTGAGACTCATCGAGGCCGCCATCGCCAGGAAGGGAAGTAGCGCGGGGTTCGTCGCCTCTATGCCGAGGTGGTGCGCGATCGCCTGCCGATCGGCCTCGGTGAACTGCGCGGCGGCGGCGAGGGGGTTGAGCTGAATCAGATCTTCGGCCATCTTGAAGCCTCCAGGTTCGGGTGTGGGAAGAAAGTTACCAGTCATCCGCCGGAACGAGAAGGGGCCACCCGAAGGTGGCCCCGACTCCCCGTGGTTCAGATCACCCGAACCCTCCCGTCGCAAGGCCTAAGACCTGGCGCGGAGGAATGACCGTCACCTACGCTCGGCAGCTTACCTGAGCGCGGAGACCAAATGCGCTGGTTCGAGGCCGTAGTAGTCGTCCATCAAGATCTCGCGGAGGTGCGCGCGGCGGCGAAAGACATCGGCGGAGTAGTCGCCGCCGGTCGCATAGAGGTCGGGGTCGGCCTGCTCGACATAGCCGCGGACGGCTTCGTCCATGCCCGAGTCCCAGGCAGCGACGGCGACGCGCATCAGCCGATCGGTCGGGACGCCACGCTCATCGGCCTCCTTCACGTTCTGGTTGAGGACGGTGCGGAGACGGCGGAGGGCCGGGACCAGGAAGGGCTTGTCCCCCCGGCGGAGCACCTCCTTGGCGGGCGAGGACGGGCCGCGGCCGTCGGTGCGCTCGCGGCTGGCGACGGCGAGCAGATGGTCGATGGTGACCGGCCCGCGCCGCTTACTGCAAAGCGCCACCAGGCTGTAGACCCGGTGGCGCCCTATCTGCTCCCGAAGATCTACTTCGAGGGTGAGACGAGAAGGAGTCTTCGTCACCCGGAGCGGCCGCTGACCATCGCCCCGAGGCCGTTGTTGGCGAAGAGGCCCTTGGCGACGAAGAGACCGGCGACCCAGGGCGACACCTCATTCACCCATCCTTCGTAGGTCAGCGGGGCGGAAAGCACTTCGATGCCGCCGACGATCACCGCGACGATCACCAGGAGGACATAGGCCCCCAACACCGGCTCGCCTGCCGTCGCCTTCGTGAACTTGATCTGCGCGGCGCCGATCCCGACCCCGAGCGCGACCGCCTGGAGCTGGAGGAGGGAGACGAGGCCCATCGCGGTGAGCGGCGTGACGAAGACCACGTAGACGCCGATCAAGACGAAGGCGGCAAAGACGACGAGGGCGGTGTTGCTCTGGGTGAGGAACTTCAAGAGGGAGGCGAATTGATGCTTCACGGGTGGTTCCTTTCGGTTGAGGCGGGACGGCGCATTACTCGGTGTCCTTGACCATGAGCTGCTGACCGCGCTCCGGCCACTTCCGGTCGGGGACGTAATCGCTGTTCTGAGAGATGCGGACGATGGCGAAGGTGCCGTTCTCGTCCTCTTCCACGACCTCATCGACGGTCCAGCTATCGGGTTGGTCCTTGGGCATGGCTCAGTCCTTTCCAGCGAGTTTCGGCCGCCACTCATCGGCCCGGTTCAGCACCTCGGTGGCGTAGGTGCCGTTCGGGTTGCCCTCGCCACCGTTGTAGGCGCCGGTCCCGGTGAACTCGCCGAGGCGGTCAACGAGTCCGTCCAAGATCTCGACGGCGAGGTAGACCTGCACCTTCGGCTTCCACAGCCCGGAGCGCACTTTGATGTACGTCCACCACGTCACCTGGCCGAGGCCGACGCCGTTGGAGCCGCCGCCGCGGCGGCGCACCACCTCGACGCGGAAGCGCAGGTAGTTCTCGCGGGTTACTCGCAATCCGGCGTTTAGCCCACCGAGGTCGTGTCCGTAAATCACCTTGAAGTCGGACTCCTGCTCGAACATCGCGAAGCCGAGCGCGTAGCGCAGCTTCTCCTTGCGGCAGGCGAAGGCGATATAGGTGGCGATGTTCTCGGGCACACCGTGAGCCGCGGCGCGCTTGGCGACGCGGCGGGCAGCACGGCGAGAGAAGAGGCGGCGCATCCGCCTCTAGCCCACCAGGCTGACGCCTACATGGACGTGGTCACCGTGGCCGATGCCGCTACCCCAGAGGATCTGGATGCGGTAGGTGTGCCCGTCCACCCGGATGTCGAAGGTGGCGTAGCTGTTCGGCGACCAGGAGGTGTTCCCCAGGTTGGCGGCGAGGGCGCGGGCGTCGTCTTCGCCAGAGAAGGTCGGGAAGTCGCGGGCGTCCGTGGAGGTCTTCGTGGTGAGGTGGTCGCTGGTGGACGACCCGCCGATCGCGGCGTTGTGGGCGGGGGTGCGCTTGCCGGAGCCGAGCGGCAGGCCGCGGTCCAACAGGAAGCCTTCGATGTAGGCCAGCACCTCGGAGGAGCCGTTGTAGTGCGGCTCGCCGGGGTAGAGGGTGACCTGGATGCCGCCGAGGGTGCCCGCTTCCTTGTGCTTCTGGCGCTTGCGCTTGGCGTCGTCGCGGCGCGCGATATCGCGCTTCTTCATCTCCTCCGAGCGCGGCTTCTTCCCGAGCAGGACGGCTTCGATGTGCGGCGTCAGCTTGCCGCGGTGGATCTTGGCGAGCTGCTCATCGGAGAACCCGAGCAGCCAGGCGGCCATGTGGATGGCGTCCCAGGAGCGCTCGCCCAGCTCCCCGTCCTCCTTGACCTTGCGCCATTTGAAGCGACGCCTACCGAGGATGCCGTTGGCGGCGTGCTGAAGGCGTTTGGCTTTGCCCGGCTTCATAAACCTGGGGATCAGGCTACTACTCTCGCGGAGAGGAAACCGCCGAAGCCGATGGATCGATGAGTGGGAACTTTCTTCCCATTCTGGTGCTACCATAACCGGCGTCACCCGAAACCGATCTCCTGAAGGAGGCGCCCATGATCCGCAGAACCCTCCCCCTCGCCCTCGCCGTCGCCGTCGTCCTCGCCTGGGCCTCGCCCGCCGACGCGATGGTGGTCGCTGGCGACGCCAACCCGTTCTACGTCCAGTGGGCCGCCGAAGCGAAGATGCCGACCCCGCCCCGGATCGTGGTCGCCGACCGCGAATGCCCAGAGTTCCGCGCGACGATCTGCGCTCACCCGACACGCCGACTCGTGGTGATGCCCGACGAAAGCGACCTGTTCGATGAAGGCGACGAGAGCAGTGGTGAAGAGGTCCGGGCCGCCGACGCAGCGAGGCGCCAGCAGTACGTCGCCGAATGGGAACTGCGCCAGGACGAAATTCGTCAGGCATCCGAAGAACAGGGATCGTCACCCCCGCCCCGCGAACCCGTGCCCCCGGCGGCGCCCGTGTCGGCCGAGCCGGTGGAAGCGCCCGAAGATCGAAGTGGCGATCAGGCGATGTACCGCTTCTTCTTCTACCACGAGGTCGCCCACGTGATCGACCTCGGAGAACACCAGGGCGCCCGGCTCTACCGGCGGATCTTCGGGCACCTAATCGAAGGCTCAACCAGGATCGAACCCCGCGAGCTGCTGGCCGACGCCTATGCCCTATGCGCGTTCGACCGGACGAAGGTGACGACGTTCGCCAGCCGCCCACTGAGCGCCTATAGCTACGGAGCTTGGCAGCCGAGTCTGCGGGTCCACCGCCGAGTCTGCCGAGTCCTCGCCGCGGGCCTGGCCTAGAGCAAGATCCAGGCCATCGAGCAGCCCAACCCGGCGTCGCAGCGCCGTGCGTAAGCGTTCTTCTTGATCCGCTGCTGGATGGTCTGTTTCGCAGCGGTAACCGGCAGCGCGTAGGCCTGCATCATCGACCGCCGCATCGGCAGGTTGGTGAACCCGGTGTAGAGGTCTTTCGCCACCCGCACGTTCTCGGCTTCGGCGTTGAGTTTGATACTGCCTTCGGGTTCATAGGTTTCCCCGCCCGTCCCGGCGGTGGCCGTGAGTTCGATATCCCAGATGGCGACGATGTGCAGGGTTCCGGCAACTGCAGGGGTGACTTCAAACGAGCAGCCAGTCACGCTGGTCCAGGTATTGGCTGCCAAGGATGCCGTGGCTCCGCTTGCGGAAGCCACCCCCATGCTCAGTTTCGTCTTCCGTGACGTGATCGCGCCGTCTGCAACGTCGCCCTCGGCGACACTGCCAGCCTTGTATCCCGCGAGCAGGCCGCCGTCTACGTCGCGCGTCCAAGTGATGTCAGAGCCAGACGCGCTCGAAAGCGCCCCGTCCTCGATCTGGGCGCCGCCGACCGAGCCGTAGGTCTGTCGGATTTTTTCGATCGCCGCGCCGGACCAATCGACCTCGCCGATCTTCTCGGTGATGTCGATGCCTTCGCCGGTCGGCGCGGCGCCGGAGGTCACCCTCAGTTCCCAGGTGTAGACGGTGTGGTCGGTGAAGACAGCGGGCGTGTTATCGACTTCGTTTTTTTTCGCCACCGCCCAGATCGAGTAAGTGGCTTTCGCGCCGGACACCGTCCGTTCGACGGTCGCCTCGTTCATCCGCCATTTGCCCTCGATGATGACCCCGGCGACACCGAGGGTCGCGTGGGGGGCGACCTGGATCACCGTCGCTGATTTGCGGGTGATGTGGAGCGTGTTGACGCTGGTGAGCGCCTGCTGGATCGCGTTCGCCCACCACGAGGGGAACACGTCTTTCCGAGCGAAGAGCCAGTTGAGATCGACCGTCATCCGGCAGCGAGTCTAGAGGCGTCCGGATTCAGCTCCCGCCCAGCTAGGATGGGCACGCGGGGCCAGCCGGTCCCCGGGGCGCAGGGGCGGGCGCGGAGTGGGCGCCCGCCCCCACTTCGCGAAGCTAGGGCGTGGAGTGGAACTGCTGCACGTCCATTTCGGACTGGTCCAAGATGAAGTCCTCGCCCGATTCCACGAAGAGTTCCCAGGCGGCCGGGATCTTCGCGCGCAGAATCCGTTCGGCCTGGAGGAAGTCGGAGCTACCCACTTTGAAGGGCACTTTGACCCGGATCGTCTGGTCGGGCGTGTTGTCCTCTTCGTAGCTCCACCCCGGGCCGAGGAAGGCGGTGATCTGCTCCTCCCAGGTTTTGCCGGAAGGGTCGGGGATGGCGCCGAGGAGTTTGGTGATGACGAGGCCGCGGCGGGTGGAGACATCGACGCCGACTGGGTTGACCGTCAGCTTCAGCGCCGTCTCCCAGAGCGGCAAGGTCAGGGCGTTGGCTTTGATCGGGATCATGCCGTCGCGGATTTCCCGAGCGAGCGCGCGCTGGCGCTCCCCCTCATTGGCGAAGCACAAGCAGAGAGCCTTGTGCTCCGGCGCTTCCTGCGCCCAGCCCGGCAGCTCTTCGAGCCGGGCCTGGGCGGCGGGCGTGAGCACCCGCGCCATCAGACCGCGCCTTCGGTGATCGTGGATTCGGTCGGTCGGTATTCGGCGACCTGGGCCGGGTCGTCATCGAGCACAAGGTTCGCGGCCGCAGCGTTGATTTCGACGGCACCGACATCGTGGACGCCCTCGAAGGAGGCGATCCGGGCGATGATCTTCTGCCGGACCACTTCGTCGCCGGGGGGGACGTGGCTCATGTAGTCGGCGAGGGCCTCATCGATGAAGGGCTTGAGGGCGACGGTGCCGCCGGTTCCTTCGAGCGAGTAGCCATCGTTGAACTCGATTTTGACTTTGACTTTCGCTTTGACCGTGACCGCGGTTTCGACGGTGACGGTGTGGCCGACCGGGGCCTGCCCGGAGCCTTTGCCCGCCACTGGGTCCAGGAAGGCTTTGAGGTCGGTGACGAGTTCGGCGGAGTTGGGCTGGCCGTCCGCGGTGCGGATGACGACCTTGACGGTGCCGGGTCCGTTCCAGACCGGGAAGACGGTGACCAGGCCGATCGACGCGGAGAAGGCGCGCGCCCAGACGACGTAGTCGTGGACGTTGCCCGGCCCCTGGCCCTCGAAGACCTCCAGGAGACGTTCGCGGAGAGCCTCATCGGTCTCGGGGTCGGAGCCGCCGATGATCGGGTCGGCGTTGGCGACCGTCACCTCTTCTTCGGATTCGATGGTCGAGAGGACGATCGTGACCTCGCCGACAGCGGCATCGGTTGCCTTGCCCGATTCGATCGCGGTGACCGGCAGGGTGACGGTACCGCCCGCGATCGTCCCGCCTTCGCTGACTTCGTATGCCTTCACCGAGGCCCCTTCGACAGGAGACTCGGCGGCGACCACGGTGCCCGCCGGGACGAGGGTGCCGTCTTCCCCGGTGAAGGTGACCTCCCCGGAGGCGTGGGTCGCGGCGAGCCGTTCGAGCGAATAGGTGAGCGCGTGGTCGTCCAGGTAGGTGCCCCAGGCGAAGGCGGGGAAAGTTGCCGCCACGTAGTCGGTGCCCATCACGTCGTAGGTTTTGGCGGCCTCCCGGACACCGGGCTGAGAGGAGATGAAGAAGTGGTTGCCCTCGCGGGTGTCCACCCACTCATCGGCGTCATCGACGGTCAGCCCTTCGTTTGCCCAGCCGTTCCACCGGAGCCGGATGGTCGTCTCCGTCTCTTCGGGAAAGAGCGGCAGGAGGCTCAGGAAGTCTTCAGCGATCGCCATTTAGAAGCCCGTGGGGGAGATGTCGAAGGGCAGAAGCGGGACGGCCTCAGCCTCGTCGGTGACGACCAGGATATTTGACACGGTGACGACTCCTTCATCGGGATCGAATTCGGGGTCCAGCTCATCGAGTTCCCGCACCCGGTCGTGCTGGGTCACGGCCTCCCGGGCGCGCGGTTCGAAGGTGGCGATCGCGTCGCCGGGGTCAGCCAGGCCGATCCAGTCGTCCGGCTCCTCGATGCCGAACTCGTCGGAGAAGATCGGGCTGCCGCCCTGGGCGGTGCAGAGGGCGTTGCCGATCCACTCGCGGAGGGAGTCCTTGCCGTAGACGACCTGGGGGGCGGCGCTGGAGCCGCCGCGCTTGTAGCGCTGGCGCTCCCGATCCCATGCCCACGATTTGCCGAACGGGATCGGCGCTGGCGACGAGTCGGTGGCGAAGGCATCATCGGTGAGGGACGCCTCGGCGGCGGCGAGCTGGGCGTCGGCGCTGAGGAGGTCTTCGTCGCCCGCGGGAAGCAGCTCGAATTCGTCGTTGTCGGTGAACGTTTCTTCCGCCATCAGCGTAGGTACACGGTAGCCCGGCTCGGATTCTGCTTCCGCCTCATGCCGTGGTTTTGTCTTCGATGACCCCGACGGCATCTAGGACCGTCAGGAGGTTTTTGAGGGCGACGTTGCCGCCACGGGAGCCGGAGACCGAGGGAGGGTCGTCCTCCTGGGCGGAGTCGCCGACCAGTCGATCGAGCGCCATGTGGTCGCCCCTCTCGTCGTCCAAGACGGTGACGACGGACCCGACGCGGACTTTCCGCTTCAGCCCAGCGTGAAACTCGAAGTCCTCGTCACCCTCGGTGAGCCGGAGGTCGGAGCCGAAGGCTTCGAGGGTCAACGGGTCGAGCTTGACGACGCGGTAGCGCTGCGGCGGCGGCGACGCCTTGACGGCCTCCTCCCGAGCGGCCTTCCTCACCGCGTCCGCGAAGTCGCCCTTGCTCACGCGATCGTCTCGATTTTGCAGGAGAGCGTCTCGTTGGCGAGGATGCCGAGACCCATGAACGGGCGGCGGGCCAGGGAGAGGTCGTCCACGATTGAGGCGGTCCCGAGCACGTAGGCGAAAACGACCCGAGTTTCGGTCGGCATCGCGCGGGAGATCTTCACGATGTCGCCAACCAGCTCGACCAGTTCGGAGTCCTCGCGCACGAGCGCGATCGAGCCGGTCTCAGGGTTGGTCGAGGTGTCGTGCCAGCCGACATCGGCGGCTTCGGCGGCGAGGTCATGGACGGGGCCGTCGAAGGCGGCCTGGGCGACCGGGAAGGCGCGACGGGCCATCTGGAGGTCGAGGTCGGCCTGGGCGGCGAGGAAGTCGATGAAGCTCATTCGGCATCTTCCTTTGGCTTGCGTCCGCCCCGCTCCTTCTTCTTCTTGTCCCGGCGCTCTTCGTCGCGGCGTTTCCGGTCCTCGAAGTAGGGGTCGTCCTGGGCGATGGTGATTTCCGTTTCGTAGCTGCTCGGCAGAAGAATGTGGTTTGCCCCGGTGACGAAGGCGAAGGAGCGATCCCGGGCAGTGTCCCCTACCTTGCCCGACCAACCCGGCTCGGTGGTGACCCACCTCACCGCCGAGCCTTTCTCCAGGAAGGGGATGCCGGGGAGGGTGAGGGTGGCCGTTCGTTCCAGCTTGATCGCCTCGGCAAGGTCGCGCTTGGCCTGCTCGCGAAGATCCGCCCGGGAGTCCACTCGGCCGTAGTCCTTCTCTTTCTCGATCTTGCCGAAGCGTTTGATGGCGCTGACCGAGCGGATGGTTTCCTCGACCTTCCTGGTCTTCTCGCCGGAGCGGATCCGCCCCTTGGCGACGATCTGGGTGACCGGCCGGGGCTTACCGGTGGCCTGGGTGGAGCCGCCTTTCTCGATCCCCTTGATCGTGTACAGCGTCCCCGGGCGCCGGTAGGGGAGCACGTCGAGCCGGGTGTCGCGGAAGCGGATGACGAACTTCTGCGCCGTCTTCTCTTTCTCCAGGGCGACAGCTTTGCGGATGACCTCCAGGCCCGAGGCCTTCAGCTTCAGCTTCTTGATCTTGCGGCGGCCCTCGGAGATCCGGCCCGGGCGGACGCCGCACTTCTTGCAGACGTAGCGGATGATCTCGTCCATCGTCCAGCCGTCCGGGTGGCGCTTGTCCTTCTTGAACTCCCATTCGCGCTCGGTCAGGGAGAGCGGGGTCAGGTCGTCTTCGAGGGTGACCGAGAGGCTGCCGGTCTTCAGATCGACCGGGGGCACGTCGGGGATGCGGAGATCCCAGAGCCGCCGCCAGCGGCCGCCCCAGTGGACCAGGAGGCGGACGCGATCACCCCTGACCACCGGGACCGAGTTGATCCTCTTGACGCCGGAGCGCCGGACGGTGAGGGAGCCGGAGAGCGTCGAGCCTTCGGCGTCAGACCAGTCCACCTCCGTCGTGTTCCGGGTCAGGGTCAGGTAGCGGCTCTCGCGCGGCTGGGCGGGGCGGACCAGGACGATGCGGAAGTCGAATTCACCCGGTTCGATCGAGGAGATCCGGCGGTCGTAGAAGGCCGACAGGTTGGGAGCGCGGAGTTGCGCCCGCTGGGTCTTCTTGCGCTGCTCGCGGCCGGTGGCCTGGGCCATTTTTTTAGCCGACCTCGACGCCGACGCCTACGAAGTTGTCCGCTGCTTCGGTGCCGCCGCTGGGTCCGCGGTGCGGGCGCTCGGGGATCTTGATGAGGTCACCGACCTTGAAGCGCGGCAAGCCCACGAGCGGGTCTTCGCTGCCCCAGGTCGTGATCCCGTTCGCCTTCGCGATCTCGCGCCAGAATTCTTCGATGCCGTAGAAGTTGAGCGCGAGGCCGCGGAGGGTCGTCTGCGGGCCGATCGCGGCGGTCGTTGGCAGGTCGGCGGCTTTCCCGTGGCGACGACGGCGGGAGGAGATCCGGCGGTGCTCGGAGATGTCAATCTGGAGATAGCGGGTGTCGGCCTCGCCGCGCTTCAGGACGATCGCCAGCCGCCGCAGGGAGGCGAAGCCGTTGAACTCGGCGAAGTCGGCCGAGGGTTTATTGATGACCATGAGGTCGAAGACGGCGCGCTTGCGGAGGATCTTCTGGAGGGTGCGCTTGACGGCGCGGGGGTTCTGGCCGGGGGCGACCAGCCATTTCGGGTCGGAGTAGATCGTCAGCGCTTCGGTCGAGATCGTCTTCAGGCCCTCGGCGTGCTCGCCGGGGGCCGGGGTGGCGAAGCGCCCGGCGCCGACCGAGTCCCACTCTTCCCAGAGCGCTTCCTCCTCGACCACGAACTCGTCGCCGATGACGACCGGCAGGGTGAAGGGCTGGCGGAGCACCTGGCGCGGGGTCAGGTCAGGGACACGCCGGAAGCGGGCGTGAAGTCCGGCTCGCACTGCGTTCGGCATCAGCCAACCTCCCGATCGGAGACTCCATCGGAGCCGTTGAGGGCACCGGCCAGCTCGGCCGCGATTCCCTTGGCGATGTTACGGCCGACGTTGCGGGCCTCGCTCGGGTCGCGGGCGATCACGGTGCCGATCGTCACCGGGATCGTCACGCCGCCCCCGGCGCCGCCCTTGCGGCCACGGCCCATCGGGGTGATGTGAACGTCCTCGGTGACCCCGCCCTCCCCGGCGCCGAACATCGTCGGGTTCTTGACGCGGAAGTGGCCGCCGTTTTTGAACCAGCCCGCCATGCCCGGCACGCGGCCGCCGCGGCTGTACCAGTTGTGGCCCTGGTGGAAGGACCAGGCGGCCGAGGGCGAGCCGTAGCGGTCTTTTATGTACTTCAGCCCCCAGAGGATCTGCGCCCTCGCAGCAGCCGGGCCGCTGCCCTGGGCCTCTGGCCCCATCTTCGACGCCGGGAGGCTCTGAGGGATGCCGTACGCGCCGCTGGAGGGGTTCCTGGCGCCAGCGTCCCAGCCAGACTCCTGCTGCCAGAGGGCTTTCAGGTCCGGCCACTCGCCGCGGCCCCAGCCGAAGCCGCCCAGCATCGAGCGGGCGAGCGCCATGTTCTCGGCCGGGCCGCCGCCGAGACCGCCCGGCATCCCGCCGCCGCGGCCGCCGCGCCCGGCGACCATGCGGTTGAGGTTGCGGGACATCCCCCCGGCGATCGCCTGGTTGGCGTGGTCGGCGATCAGGCCGGTGAGGCCGCCGACGCCGGATTTCATCCCGCGGAGCTTTATCTGCGGGTGACCGGCGCCGACAGCGCGGCCGTGGCCGACGCCCGCCGCGCCTTTCGCGCCACCGCCCATGAACCCGATGTGGACGTGGTCGGAGTGGCCGCCGATCGCGCCGGGGACTTTCTGGCCGTTGTCGATGTAGTAGGGGTACGGGTCGTAGAACAGCTCGTTGATCGAGCCGCGGAAGGCTTTCTCGGCGCGGCGCCGATAGGCCCACATCTGCTGGGCCGAACCGGAGATGTCGTAGGCGAGGCCCGAGTAGTGCAGGGAGGTCGGGGCGTGTCCGCCAGAGGGGGTGCCGCCATAACCCGGACCCTGGCTCACCTTGAGGCCCATCGCCTGCGCCATCTTCCCAGCGGGCAGGATCGAACCGGTGGCAGAGAAGGTGCGGAACGGCTCGGAGTGGGCGCGGCCCTCGCGGCCAATCTCCCGCGCGAGCGTGGTGCCCATGGGCGCCAACATCCGGTCGATCTTGCGCTCGGTGTGGCGGTTGTAGATCAGGGTCTCGCCGGGGGCGACCATGTTGCCGCCGCCGAGATCCACAGTGTCGTGAAGGCCCCGGCCGGGAATGCGCATACCGGTGGCGCCGTGACGGGTGGTCTTGTGGCCAGGTTTGAAGTGAGGGTCGAGCTTGCCGTTGACTTCGGCGGTGGCCGTGCCCGCGTTCGCGGCGCTGTCGGCGAGCGCCCCCGCTTCGCCCCCCTGGAGGGACTGCTGCGCGAGCTGGCGGGCGACTCCGGGAGAGAAGCCCATGTTGCGGAGCACGGCCATCGCGCGGTGCTCCAGCGCGGTGAGGTTCTTCGAGGCGGAGGCGAGCGCCTGCTGGGTCTTCGAGTCGGCAGCCTTGGCGACCTGATCCCAGGAGGACGCCGACACGTCCACGATGTTGCCGTGGATGACCTGAACCTTGCGGCCCATTTCTGCGAAGCGCTGTTCGATCGAGGAGGCGAGCTGATCGACGGCGCCCTTGAGTTTCGGGTTTTCGCGGGCCATCTGGCGCGCGAGACCGAGACCCTGGGCGCCGAAGAGCTTGGCGGTGCGCGGGTCGTTGATGTCGCCGAGACGGTCGGCGATGTTCCCGATCGCCGAGGACCGAGCGCCTTTCGCGCCGTGGTTGATTTCCACCCTGGCCGCCCCCCGGATGTCCTCCACGAAGCCCCCGGCGCGAGCGGCCTGGGCGCCTTTGATTTTCTCGATCTGCGCCTGGAGGAAAGCTGCCTCGCCCTGCCCCTGCGGGGTGCCAGTGTCGGTGCCGCGGAGACGCTCGACGGCATAGTTGAGCGGCAGGGGGTGGGACTGGCGGTAGCGGAAGTACCCCGGCGCCTGCCCGGCTTCGCGCGCCGCCGCCGGGATCATGTTCGAGTAGAACTCGCCGTGAGGCCCGCCGAAGGTGCGCCGGGCCGCGCGGCGTTTACTGGCGAGCGCCGAGCCGAAGCCACTCCGGGCGTCCTCGAAGCCGGTGGCGAAGCGCTGGTCCATCGTCGGCGGCGCGGGGATCAGGCCGAAGGTGGCCTGACTGAGCGTGCTCCGGCCGCGTTCGCCGAGGTTGCCTTCGCTGGTTAGGAAGCCCAGGCCCGCCGAGAGCGCCATCAACGGACCGATGCGGGCGCCGAAGCCGCGGGCGAAGCGACCCGCGGTCGGTCCAAACTCCCTACCGGTGGCTCGCAGGCCAGCGCCGAGGCGCGAGTTGCGATTCCAGGCCGACTGGCCCTCGACGGTGCTGTAGCCGTAGCCGTAGCCGGGACTCCTGATGGCACCGCCGATGCGACCGAACGCGCCGCCCCGACCCGCGCCGCCGCCCGCTCCACCACCACCGCCGAGGATCAGCGGCATCCCCATGCCCGCAGCACCCGCCCCCGCGCCGCCGCCGAGCATCCGACCGCGGGCGCCGCCCATCGTGTTCCTAATCCCGGCGCCGCCCGCGATCAGGAAGGGGAGGCCGCCGGGGGTGAGGAGGCCCGCGTTGTCGAGGAGGCTGACGAGTTTGGTGCCCTGGGTGATCAGCGGCGAGAGGTGCTGCCCGACGCCCCAGAGCATCTGGGAGATGTCGCCGACCGCCCCGGCGATTTCTTTGGTGCCGCGCACCGCCTCCCGGAAGAACTGGTTGACTTTCCGCGGGTTCCGCTCGATCCAGCGGTCCCACTCTTGGAGCTGGCCGGTGAGGTCGGTGACGAGGCTCCGGCCGGGTTTGCGCCCGGCGCCGAGGAGATCCCCCCCGAGGTCGAGGCTGGCGCTGCCGAGGCGGCCCCACGCTTTCAGGTCATCAACGAATCCGCCGATCGTGTCGCGGGTGCCCTGGAGGTCGTTCGTGGACTTTTTCCAGCCCTCGGTCCAGTCCTCCAGGAAGACCATGCCTTCGTGGAAGAAGGGGCGCCCGGCGCGGGCGATGTTCTCTATCGAGCGCAGGACGTTCTCGGAGGTTCCCTCCAGGATCGAGAGGTCGGCGGTGGCCTCACGGGACATCGCGCGATAGAAGTCGCGCGACCGTGGGTCAGCCAGGAAGTCGGCGAATTTGTCGCCCTGCTGCTGGGCCTCGCCGAGGAAGCGGTTGGAGGCGGCGCCGAACGCCGGGGTGAGCTGGCGGCCGAGGTTGATGCCGCGGGTGGCGATCCTGGCGACGCTGGCCTGGCCAGGCCCCGTCGCGTTGCCGAACTCGCTGCCGAGGGCGGTGCGGGCGCGGAGGAACTGGGCGGTGCCGCGGGGGGCGCCTTCGAGGGTCTGGCGATATTCGCGGAGCGCGAGCAGCGAGGCTTTCGAGGCCGGGCCGGTCTGGAGCACCTCTTCGCGGAACTTCTTCAGCGCATCGGAGGACTCCGCCATCTGCTTCGCGGCAACAATCGAGGTCGGCGCAGCGAGACCCCCTGCCGCGGCGCCGACGCCCATGCCGGTGAGACCCAGCGCGCCGAGACCCAGGGTGCCCGCCCCGGCACTGCCGAGCAGGGCACCAGCGCCGCCAACGAGCGGCGGCGTGGCGGCGAGACCAGCCGCGATGAGCGCGGTGGGAACTCGGCCCGCCAGCGGGATGCGAAGACCACCGGCCCCGAAGGAGGAACCACCGCCGGATGCTCGGGTGGCGGCGGGGACCGCGCCGAGGCCGACGTTGGGGGCGACCGTCTTGCCGTCGAGGACCGCCAGGCGGCGGATGAGCAGCTCGGTTTTTGCCAGTGCCGTGTCGAGGCCCCGGACGTGGACCTCGGGCGTGGCGCGCATCGCTGAGAGGCGCTCCATCTCTCGCACGAGGGCTTTCGCTTCCCTGCGATCGCGGCCGAGCTGTTTCTCGTAGGCCTTGGCTTCCTCCAGGTTTTTGGCGCCGAAGGTGTCATCGACCGTTTTGCCGAGCTTCCGCATCGTGACATCGGTGCGCTCGCCCTCGCGGCTGATCCGCCGCAGGGCTTCCGTGGCTGGACGCTCGTTGAGGTCGAAGGTCCCTCGAACGGCCATCAGCTAATCGCTTCCCCCAACGCGCTGATGGCGTCCCGGGTGGTGGTCTCCAATTCGGCGGCGTGGATGGCGAAGGCCGTCTCGATGGCGCGGCCCTTCATCACCGAGACCGGCTCCGCGAGGCCCCTCCAGGCGGTCCAGGGCTTGATGTCCCTGAACCGCCACTGTGCGTAGAGGAGCCAAGTGGGTCCACGCCGCTCTAGGATTTCCCCACGGCGTCCGCGATCGCCTGCTCGGCGGTGATCGAGGAGACCCGGGCGAAGCCGACCCGGTTGTTGACCATCCCGGCCGCGGCGTCGATCTCCTGAGCGACCCCGGTGATGACGCCCGGCTGGTACTGGAAGCGGGCCTTCACCGCGTCGTAGGGGTCACCGATGCCCTGGCCCATGAAGGTCGGGTCGGCGATCGGGATGACCTTGCCGGTCCCGTCTTTCATGTAGGTGACGGCGCGGGCCACCTTTTTCGCGTTGAGGGAGGCACGGTCCACCTGAGCCATCGGGCCTTCACCGGTCATGTGTTCTTTTTCCATCGCTTCGATTTCGGTGTCCCGAAGCTGGCGGAAGTGGAAGACCAGGACGCCGGGGCCATCCGGCGTATCGACCAGCGCATCCACGTCGTACTCCAGCGCCTTCGTCGCCCCCAGGATGAAGTCCAGGACAGCGACCTCTTTCTGATTGGCTTCGATCTCGCCCTGCTCGGTGCCGTCACCCTGCAGGCGGCCTTCTGCTGCCTCGACCAGCGCCTCGGGGGCGTCTTTCGGCAGGCCGAGGGTGACGCGCCTGCGCTCCTCGTCGGTGAGGTCGGCCAGGGCCGGGTCGTCGTCGGCGGGCTTGCGGACGCCGGGAGGGGCACCGCCTTCGGCGGCGAGCTTCGCCGCGTCTTCCTCCGCTTGGCGGAGGCGCTCCTGGTTCTCCGCACTCGCGGTCGGGTCAGCAGGCGGTGGGGACTGGGTCCCGCCCAGCCCGGGCTTCGGGGGGGTGGGGGCGGTGCTCTGCTCGTTCATCGCGGCTCCTTGCCTTCGATGTCTCCGGGTCGGGCTTGCCAGAGAGGGGCACTGCCGCCTCGCTGGTATGGGCCGTCGCCTCGGGGACGTGGGTGTGTGGTGGTTGCGGCAGCACGCCGTACAGACGCGCCGCCTTCTGGATGAAGTCCTCGGGAATCTGGTGCTTGACGGCGACCTTCTGCATCTCCGCCAGCAGCGAGTCGGTGCCCCAGCCCTGACCCTCTCGGGTGGCGATCAGCTCGGCGAGTGCGTTCCATGCGGCCTCGTAGTCCACGCGGGCCATGCCCGGCAGCCCTAGCCGTTCTGGAACTGGACGATGCCGCCGCCCTCGGCGTATTCGAAGCTGTCGAGGGGGAAGTCGTCATCGAACGTGAAGGGCACGTCCCTGACGAGGAGCTGGTCCTCTTGCGAGAAGCCGCCCGAGTAGCTGAAGAGCTGGCATTCCTGCAAGGCCCAGCGGGTTTTCGCGGGCGCCCCGATGTCATCAATCTGGGTGACCACGTTGAAGGCGGGGAATTCGGCGGCGGCGTCGCGGTCGCCGCGACGACGGGCCTGGCAGAAGCCCCAGACCAAACGGCGCCACTGGTCGTCCACGTCCTGGAAGCGGAAGGTGCCGCGCCGGGCCTCGGCGCCGGGCTTCGTGCCGTCGCTCCAGGTGCCGGGCTTCGGCACCGGGATCTGCTCGATCTCCACATCCCACTGGACGGAGACGATGTCGCCCATCATCCGCCCGGCGATCCAGACGGTGCCGGAACGACCGGAGCGGCGCTGGCGGTCCTTCAGGTTGCCCTTCGGCCCTGGGTATGCCTGTGAGGGGGTCACCTATTTCACCTGACCCGATCCGAGGAGGTAGTTGGTCGTGCGGACGAATTTCCACCCGAACTCGAAGATGATCGCGTCCTGGAGGTGAGGGGGGTTGTCCTCCAGCACGCGGAAGAAGGGCTGGCTGCCCTCAGAGAGGACACCGGCCTGGATCAGGCCTCGATCGAGGAGGGCGTTGATTTCGGCGGTGCCCTGCTGGCGGACGGCGGCTTTCGAGGTATCGGTGACGCGGGAGTCGCCGATGATGTTCTCGTCGCCCCAGACTTTCATCCGGCGGAGGAAGAGGTCGGCGACGCGGACGATGCGCGGGTCGCTGAAGAGTTCGTAGGGCCGCGTTTTGTCCGTCTGCGAGTTGAAGGTGGTGACGCCCTTGGAGATCATCAGGCTGGCCCCCGCAGACTGGGTGCGGCGGAAGACGGTGAGGCCCTGGGCGGCAGCCACGGTCAGTTCGTCGGCGGAGATGTTGACGGTGCCGACCTGCTTGAGGCCTGCGACCTGGGCGAAGGTGAGGGAGGCTTCCTCGCCGCACCCGGCAAGGACTCCGGCGATCCGCGGCGCGAGCTGCGAGGTCGAGACTTCTTTGCCGAGGAATTCATCGAAGAAAGCGCCGCCGGTCAGGCGGATCACGTGTGGGTCGCGGATCGAGCTGACCGCGGTGATCGCTGAGGCGAGTTCCTCGGATTTGGAGCCGCCGAGGATCGTGGTGATCGGCCGCTGAAGTTCTGCCTGGGCCTGGGTCCAGGTGAAGACCGAGGTGATGATTTCGGCGGTGGTCAGGTCGAAGGGGGCGAAGATCGAGAAGTCCTCGAACTCCAGCGCCTCCATCGCGGCGGTCCACTGGGTCGCCGTGAGGGTTTCGCCGTTGGCGCCGCCCGCCAGCGGCGTGCTCGCCGTAGTCGCCAGTTTGGTTCCCGACACCAGCGATTCGGCTTTCACGAGTTTCGAGCTGGCGTTGATGAGGGTGGCGGCTTCGGTGATCGTCGCCTCGGTGAAGGAGTAGCGCTCGACCACGACGCCGTCGAAGAGGATCGAGATGCGGTCTTTCGTCGCATCGACCGGGTCGTCTTCGGTTTTGATCGAGATCCGGTCGCCGCGTTTGCCGGTGTAGTACGCGGTCAGTTTCAGCGCGTTGACCGCTCCGGGGGTGTTTTTGATCGTGAGGGTCGAGGCGGCGGCTTCTTTCGCCATCCGGTAGGCGAGGACTTCCCCGGCGGCAGCCTTATCGCTGACGCCAGGGCCGACGAAGGCGCCCATGATGGCGTCGCGGCCCGCAGTCGAGGAGTTGCCGAAGATCTGCTCGAATTCGCCGAAAGTGCCGAGGCGCTGGATGCCTTCGGCGTCGGAGCCGAGCGGCCCCCAGTCGTGAACGATCGGGATGGCGACGACCTGAGAGATCGAGCTGGGCGGGCGGACGGTCTGTTCGCCGACGAGGCCGACGTAGGTGCCCGGGTTCGCCGGGCGAGCCAGAACACCGCTCATGCCGCGGCCTCCTCGTCGGGCTTGACCTCACGATTGGCGAACTCCTCGCAGAGCCGCTTGGCCTCGCTGACCGTCACCGGCCCCTCCTTGCCGTGAAGCGCTCCGGCGAGGAACGGCTTGCTGTAGCCGGTCATCGTGCGGGAGTTTTCCAGGAGGTGGTCGATCTCGAAACTGGTCTCGGAGGCCTCGGCCTTGGCGGCGTCCTCGGCCCGCTGGCGCTGGACCTTCTGGATCGCCTCCACCACGGTCTTGCGCGGTTTGTCCTGGCCCTGCTCCTGCTCCAGGAGCGCGACCAGGCCCTCGTCGGTCTGATCTCCCAGCTTCGAGATCAGCTCATCGGCGGGCGTGTCGGCGGCGATGGGTGAGGCGTCGGACATCCGCGTCGCAGAATAGGCCCGTCCCGAGAATGAAACCGCTGGAGGACTACGACACGGGGACCGGAGGCTCCCCGGCGAAGGCGCCGGAGATGCTGTCGATGTCCATGACTTCGTCGTCGGCGGGCACCCGGCCGGGGCGCTCGAAACTGACTCGCATGTTGGCGATCACAGACCAGAGCCGAGCGTCTTCGGGGTCCTGGATCGCCTTCACCAGGAGGGATTTCTCCTCGACCCAGAGCACGTCGTGCGGGTCGCCAGGGCCTTTCTTCTCTTTGCCGGTAAGGGGGATCTCAGCGTAGTCCCAGAGTGGGATGCGGAACGGCCCGGCGAAGTGGCGGTCGCCGACCTTGACGGTGAGGCCGGTGTTGAAGAGGAGGTCGAGCTGGGTGGCGAGGTCGTCGGCGACCTTGCGGCCGTCGCGGAGGTCGTCGGCGGAGGTGGAGGAGGGGGCGGGGTAGAGGTTGATGGTCACCGGGAGCATCTGCTCAACCTCGCCCTGGATCAGGGACGTGCGAGCGCGGATGGTGGCGAGGTCGCCGAGGACGACGACGCCCACCGGCCTCTCCTCCTCCGACACCTCTCTCCGCTCGACCCGGATCTTCCAGCGCGGGTCGTCCTCTGGCCGCACTGGCATCGTCATCGACAGGTAGCGACGGATAGACCTGGCGATGTCGTCGCGGGCGTACACCGCTGTCGAGGATACCCGCGCCCGCAATGGCCGCCCGCCGAGAAGTCGGCGAGGGGCCGGGCCGCCATCCCCATGGCGGTGGTTCCCGGCCCCTCAACCAGGCCAATGAGCTACAGCAAGGGAAAGACCCTACAGAGGGTGACCGGACGCTAGAGCCGGTCCGCCCACTCGCGCTCCTTCGCGGTGAGGATCGGCCCGGCGACCTCTTCCCAGATCACGGCGATCTCGGCTTCGGTGTCGCGCTGCATGTGCACGCCCTGCGTTCCTGGGTGCATGACCGAGACCCGGTAGATGAACTCGGGGCCGTAGGGGAAGCGCAGGGTGCCGCGGTAGCCTTCGACCTCGCCGGTCCGCTTGTTGATCCGGATGCGCGGTTTGGCCTGGATGATGTGGGGCCGGGTGTCCTCCTCGACGTAGTCCACGAGCTGGTCGCCGCGGGCGTTGAAGGGTTCGTTGGAGAAGACATCGGCGGTGTGGCCCTCGTCGGTCTGGAAGACCAGGGTGCGCCGCCAGGAGTCGCGCATGGTCCGGGGCGTGCGGCCGCCGCGGTCGGCGATCCAGTCCTCGAAGTGACCTTTGTAGGCCTGGGGGAGGCGGGCGACCGGCGTGCGGAAGGCGACGCCGTCGCGCCAGCGCTCGATCACGGCATCGGTGATCGCCCCGCCCACGTCCTCGATGAACTCCTGACCAGGAAAGAGGTCGGTGGCGAGACTGCCATCCGCCGAGTAGCCCATCAGACCTCGCGCCAGCGGTGTCCGGCGTCGAGATAGCCGTGCCAGGGCTGGCCGCTCTTGCCGATCTCCAAGGTCAGGATCGACTCGCGGATCTCTAGGCTGCCGTCCGGCTGCTCCGTGAAGACGTGGGGCGGGCTGACGACGTGGCGGACACCGCCGACCGGGTCGCCGTCCGGAGTCACTAGGCGGAAGAAGACGGCGGGCTTGCTGCCGCTGTAGCCCTCGATCGGTCCGCAGTAGTCACCCGGCTCCATCTCCGTGACATCTCCGGCCGCCATCAGCCGCTCCAGACGCCGCGCTGGAGGAAGCCGTGCCAGCGGTTGCCGTTGGGCATCACGATCGAGGGGGAGACAGTGATGGTGCCGTCGTCGTGCTCGGCGACCGTGTGGCGCTCGAAGCCGATCGTCGCAACGGCTCCGTCAGGGGCGCGGACGTACCAGCACCAGACCTCGCCGTTCTCCTTCAGCACCTTCATGTAGGCGCCGGGCGGGGCGATCGTCTGCCGGACCCTTTCGGCGCCGCGGTGCGCGAGGCGCTCCCAGCGCTCCCAACCCTCGGGGCTGCTGCGCAACACGTCCGGGATGCGCGTGCCCTGCATTAGGCGCCCCGGACCCTCTTGAGCCTGCACTCCCAACCGATGAGATCGCCGGGCGCCGCCAGCGGCGTCGGGCCGCCATCCACCTGGAAGAGCACCGGGTCGGGGCCGAGGATCTCGGGGGCGAGAATCTTCACCTGATCCTCGGACTTCAGGACGATCGGCGAGCCGTCTTCGCGTTCGCCCTCCAGGAGGATCGTCGGCTGCTTGATCTTCTTCGAGCTGACCGGAGAGGTCACCTCTTTCTCGCCGGGGTCCATGTAGAAGCAGTCGAAGACCTCGCCCTCGACTTCTTCCTCGTCAGGCTCGCCCTCCAGCCAGAGGTCCTCGGCGTCGTCGTCCTGGACCTTGTCGCGCGTGGCTACCGGCCAGCCGGAGTGGACGCACACGTCCCCGAGTGGCATTACCAGCCATCCGGTCCGGGGCCGAGAGCGCCGGGGAGGGAACCGGGGCCTCCGGAGTAGTTGGGCCGATCGCCGTACTCGAAGGCGGTCACCGACATCTCACCAGAGGGGTAGGCCTCCGGATCCCAGAGCTGGATCCATTCGAGTTTCGCCTGCTCGGTGCAGAGCGCCCAGAGGAAGTCGGCCAGGACCGGGTCGGGGTCGAGCTTCTTGGAGGAGACCATCTGGCCGGGACCGAAATAGCTCTCGGAGTAGCTGCCCGCGGAGAAGGAGGCGAGGTTGCCGCGACTGAGCGAGGACTTGCGCAGCTTTGCCGAGCCGACCGCCTGGATGAACTGCTCGGTCTTCAGCGCCATGGCGCGGAGCGCCACCTCCCGCAGATGGGCAGGCACGTCTTCACCGTCTTCCTTCCCGGCGATGTTGCGGCCCGTGATCGAGCCGACCAACGGGGCGACGGCGGCGACGGCGAGCACGAAGTCCCCATCGCCGATGCCGCCCGGATAGCGCGCCTTCAGCGTCGGCGAGCGTGCCCAGATGTCGGCGACCGTGAAGTCCTCATCGAGGAAGGGGTCGAAGAAGGCGTCGGGACCGACGAAGAGGTTGCCCGCGGCCGCGTCGCCGATCTCCTGGCCTTTGGAGACCCACCGGTACAGCCAGCTCCCGTCTTCGGTCAGGTCGAGGATCGAGTAAAAGAGGCCCACGTCTTCGCGGACGATGTCGCCGCTGGGAGGGTAAGTCCGGGTCTCTTCGGCCCCGCTGGGCCGCGTGATCCGCAGCTCGATGTCGTCGGGGTCGTACAGCGCGCCCGCACCGTTTTTGGTCGTGTTGCGAAGCTTCGTTACATCGCCGCGGGCGTAGCTCATGGGCCTCCGTCGCTGATCGTGGAACTGCCGAGTGGTTCCTCGGCAAGGGTACCCCCGCCCGGATCGACCTCCCGCGTCGAGCTGGCCGTACGGCCTGCGGAGAGCACCGAGGAGGCCCCCTCACCCGCCACGGTCTGACTCGCGGTCGGTTCGTGAGAGAGCGTCGAGTAGCCAAGGGCGACAGCGCGGACGATTGCCAGCGCGGTGTCCAGCGTGGAGACCCGGCCGATGGCGATGTAGAGGCCGCTTTTTCGCAGCTCGATCGACTGGTCGCTCTCCTGGACCAGACCGAGGAGGAAGGTGCGGGTCGCGGCGATCGCGGTCGCCTGCGCGTTCTCTTGGGCCTGGGTGAGCGAGAGCTGGCGCAGGATGCCCAGCGGCAAGGCGCCATCGCCCTCGACAGCGCGGGAGAGCACGCGAGCCTTCAGGACCACCACGGCACTGGCGGAGTCCACCCCGGAGGCGCGGCCGAGCACATAGGCTCTCCCGCGGCCGAGCGCGGCCGCGAGGTCAGCCTCGCTGGCCCGACCCAGGCCAAGGGCGTGGAGACGCCCGAGCGGGGACGAAGAGTCGCTCTCCGCGCCCCGGCCGATGGGACGGGTCCGCCGCGGCGCGAGGGCCTGCGAGGCGTCAGCCTCCGCCGTCTGGCCCAGGGCCTTGGCCTTGCTCCAGGTGATCGCCCGCGAGGCGGCGGTCTCGGTGGCGCGGGCGACCGAGACGATGAGCTGCGCGACCGCGCTGATCGACAGCGCGGCGCCCGTCTCGGCCGCCTGCGCGAGCTGCCTGCGCTTGGAGCGGCCGACCGGCTGGGCGCTGTCGCTCTCCACAGCTTGGACGAGAGTGCGGACCTTGACCCGGGCGAGAGACCGCGCCAAGCTGGCCTCGATCGCCCGACCGACCTGGCGGACCTTCGGTGCCCAGGCGATCGCGCGGGCGAGATCCGTCTCGGTCGCCTGCGCGATCGCCTTCACCTTCGAGGGGGTGATCGGGCGCGAGGCACCGGTCTCGGCCGCGACGGCGACCAACCGCGTCTTCGGCGCCCAGGCCACCGGCCGGGCCGCACCCGCCTCGGCGGCCTGCGTGACGGCCGCGGTCTTGCGGCTGACAACCGTCCGCGCGGTGTCCGCCTCCGCCGCCTGGCTGAGAGCACGGCGCTTGGCGCGAGCGAGGGCAGTAGCGGCGCCGGTCTCGGCCGCCTGCGCGAGCGCACGCAGTTTCCTTCGGCCGAGAACGAGAGCTGCATCGGCCTCACTCGCCCGCGCCACTGGATAGACGCGGCGCGGCGAGAGAGCCTGAGCGACATCACCCTCTGCCGTCTGGGCGATCGCCTTGACCTTGGCAGGGGCGATCGCCGCCGCCGAGGCAGCCTCGGTGGCCTGGCCGATGGCGACGATGGTCGGTCCCGCCGCCGAGGGTTGGACGGTGTACCGCGGCGGACTGCCAGCGAAGTAGAAGGGGCAGGAACGAGTGGCGACCGTCGTCCCCGCACACACCGACTCGTTCATGCCGGTGCCCGTGAGGTCGGTGACCTTTTCGGCCACAGCGCTCTGACGTAGCTCCCAGAGACCCGTCGCCCCTTTCGAGAGCATGGCCTGACGAGTGGAGGCGACGGCCTCCCACTGCGCGTCGGTCAACTGGACTCCGTTGAACTCCACGACCGCTTCGATATCGCCAGCGAAGTTGTCGGCGGTGCCACCTTGCCACTCGCCGATGCGGACCGTGGCGCCAGCGCCCGCCGTGCTCGGGTTGGCGATAGTGCCGCTGAGGTTCTGGTGAGTCCACCCCGTCGCCTGCTTCCAGACGTGACACCGAGGCGTCGTGGTGCCAGCAGCCTTGTCGATGGCAACGAAGACCCACCCGTCGGCGGCGAGCACAGTCAGGGTCGATTCTTTTTCTCCAGCCCCCGTACATTCGAGGATGACTTTGTCGTTGGAGCCGATCTCCAGAGCGACGCGCGTAGCACCGGCTGAGGTGCAGCGGGAGTAGATCGTGTCGAAGGTCGTATCGCTTGCACGCCTGACCCAGGCGCCAATGCTGAAGGCGCCCGTCATCTGCGCCACCAGCGGGAACCTGTGCTGGTCGCTCGTGGCTGCGTAGGTCCGGGCCATGCCCCCTACACCGTGAACTGGAGAGCGACGGCCAGTAGCTCGGCGTCCCCGGTGAGGGAGTCGGTCTGGCCGCCGCTGGCGTCAGCGTCGCGGTAGACCAGCAGCTCGCAGAGGTCACCCGCGGCCACGCCATCGAGGTTGGCGAGTTCGATCGTGCTCTCGATCAAACGGCGGGCCTCGGTCGCGTTGGCCGCCGTGCTGACTAGGCTCGCCGCCGCCTCGGCGTGCTCAACCGGCGTGTCGGCATCGGCCGGGGTGATCGCGGCGAGTCGCGCACCCCAGGCGCAGGCGTTGGCCGTAGCCGAGTTCGTCATCCAGAGGAGCTTGACCGTGCCGCCTGCTTTGTAGTCGGCAGGCATTCGGAACTGGAACCAGAGGTGCTCATCGGTCGAGGCGTCGAAGGCGGCGACGCGGACCTGCTTCTTCGGGTTGGCCTCGGTTCCCGCGACCACCAGCAGCGCCGGGCCTGCATTGCTGGCGGAACCGTCGCCCGGAGCGCCGTCCCATGGCCCCCACTGAAGGGTCGCCGTGGCCATCGGCGCCTACGAGGCTCGGAAGAAGCCTGCGGTGGCGATCTGCGCCGTAATGTCCGAGCCGTCCGGCGTGACCGAGAAGTCGTGGAAGGTCCAGGGGAGGACGTTGCCGTCGTTGCCGCCGGTCGAGTCGGAGTCATAGCCGGTGGCGATGTCGGAGATGGCTCCGGTGCCGTCGTTGGCCACCGCCGTCCAGGTCTGGTCAGGGCAGTCGGTATCCACCCGGTCATTCGTGTCGTCGTAGGTGATGGTGATCCCGCCCGCGTTGTCGATCGACTTGCGGGTGGAACCGGTGTTGGTGGCGAAGTTGGTGGCGCCCGCAACCAGAGCTTCAAAGGAGTCGAGGTCTTTCAGCACGGCGTCTTCCTGGACGCCCGTGGCGGCGACCAAGGCGATCAGGAGGACCGAGTTGGGGGGGTCGTTCCCGTTGATCCGCTCGGCCCACTCGGTGCCGCGGCCCTTGGCGCGGTTGAAGACGAAGTCAGGCATCGAGCTTTACCTCGTAGTAGTGGCGGACCTCGCCGCCGAAGCCCGCTTTGCCGTCTTTCTCCTCGGGCCACTTGTCGGGGTTCTCGACCACCTCGTAGCGCACGTCGCCGTCCACGGTCTTGAAGACCAGGGCGTCGTAGTGGAGGAAGGTGTGCGGGGCGGGGCCGAAGGGGTTCTCCGGCGGGCCGGAGGAGCGCACGACCAGCTCGCCCTCGCCCTCAGCCTCGATCCACCCCTCAGAGATCCCGTTGGCGACGAAACCGGTAGGCAGCTTCGCCGTCTTCGGCGGCTTGCCCTCGATCGCGATGCCAAGGAGCGGCCGCGGCGTCGGAGAGACCCCGGCCTCGGCCAGCGCCTCCTGGAGCAGGGGGATCAGGGCCTCGGCGTCTTCGGGCGTGTAGAGAGCCGCCTCGCCGGTCACCGGGTCGAAGAGCTTGACCCGGTCCGGCCCCTGGTCGGCGAGCTTGCGGATGGCGAAGTTCGCCATCTGCGCCCCGCCTTAGCCCTTCCGGGACTGCTGCTCGGCCTTCGCGGCCTTGGCGACCGTCGAGCGGTCGTCCTTGGCCAGATCGGCCAGGAGGTCGTCGGAGAAGTCACCGATGCTGGCGACGATGTCCTTCGCCTTCGCGCCCTCGGGGACCGCGGTGAGCTTGCCGGTGTTGGCCTCGGCGGCAGTGGACTTCTCCGCGGCGCCCTGGCCGTCTTTCTCGGTGACGGCGCCCTCGGCCGTGGCGCGGCCCTCCTTCTGGAGGCGCTTCAGCTCTTCCTGGAGGCGCTCGTTTTCGGCGGCGAGCGCCTTGGGATTCTCGGTCGTGGCGACAACCGCAGTGCCCTCTTCGAGGGCGGAGTCGAAGGCCTCGATCGACTTCGGGAAGAGCTTGTAGGCCGCGCAGCAGCGCCCGGTGCGGCCTTTGGTCGTCAGGTAGAGGATGACGACGTTGGACTCCAGCGGCATCTCCTTGCGGCCGCGAACGCGGGCCGAGAGGACACGGTCGAGCAGCTCCTCGCCGACGATCGCCTGAGCCTGGCCGCGGACCTCGTCCTCGTTCAGGAACCGGGTGCGCTGCGTGTGCTCGTGGCGCCCGGCGGCGACGCGCAGGGCGTCCGGCATCGCCCTGTGGGTCGCCTGGATCAGGTGCTTCGCGTTGCCCGCGATGCCCAGGTCCTTGACCAGCTCGCCGCCCTCACTCTGTTCGAGATCCTCGGGGCCGACTCGGAGGGGCTGAAGTCCAGTTGCAGGCGACACAGGCGACTCCTTCGGTTAGGGCTGGGCCTTGACGGCTCCGAGAGGCTCCCCGACCGCGCCGCCGAACACGTGGCGCACCTTGAAGGGGATCTCGTCGTAGTCCATCGAGTACGGGTCGGAGGCGCCGCCGCCGAGACCCTTCATCCCTGAGTCCTCCAGGAAGATGTAGGGGTCGCGCCGGTTACGGAGGAAGGCCGCCAGGAAGGCCGGACGGTCCTGCGCGTTGGCGAGGAGGTAGTAGTCGCCCGGCGTGTTGAGCCACGGCTCCACGATCACCGCGTCCTCGGGGAGCAGGTCCGAGAGGGCGTTGTGGCGGCCGGGGTAGAAGCGCCGCGGCGAGGAGTCCACGTCGGCGGTGGCGCCGGTCTCCGTGGAGCGGATGAACTGGTTGATCTCGGCCTTGGCGCTCGGCTCGCGCACGAGGATTTTGGCCAGCTCGACCGAGATCGGGATGCCGTCGCGGTCGCGCCGGAGCGCCATCGTGTCGAGCATCGCCATGATGTTGTCCGGGTCGATTTCCGCGGCGGCCCCGGTGACGAGGTTTTCGCGGCCCAGGGAGAAGAAGGGTTCCCCATCGACCGAGTAGGTCGGGTTCGACTCGACCAGAGCGGTCATCGCCTGCGCGACGTACTCGGCCATCGACTTGCCCAGCTCGGTCGGGATCATGTTGAGGATGCGGTCGGTTTCGTCGTTGACCGTCAGCTCGTAGGTGATCCCGTAGATGCCGCCGTACTTGCCGACCGCGAAGGACGGGCCACCGGCCTCCCAGCTCCGGAGCCGCGGGTACTCGCCGTGCTCCTCAATGCCCTCGAAGCCGCGGATCGCGCCCAGCTCGGAGACGGTGTGCTCGCGGAAGTCCTTGGCGTTCTCGAAGCCAAGGTAGCGCTCCCAGCGGGAGGCGACGCCGCGGAAGCGCTGGCGCATCCGGTGGTGGATGACGGTCTGGAGGAAGATCGGGAAGTCCACCCGGCCCTCGGGGGCGCCGCTGCCCTCGCGGAGTGCGCCCTCGACAGCCTCCTCGCCGAGGAGCATCTCGACGGCTTTCGGGTCGGCGCGGAAGTCCTTGAACATCTCGAAGAGGTCGAGATGTTTGCCCCAGTGTCCGTATGGACTACGCATCGTGCAGGTCTCCTTTGCCTAGCCCTGGATGAAGGCGTGTAGCGCGTTGGCGTTGATACGGGCGACGTGCGGGGTCCGGCTCGCGTCGATCTCGTCCACGACTCCGACCGGCACGGAGACATCGGTGCTGCCCGCTCCGGCCTGAGAGGTGGTGACGGTGACTTTTTCTTCGCCGCCGGTCAGTTCGTCGTCGGCGGTCGGCGCGGCCACGTCCGTTTTTTCGAACTGGCCGGTCCACTCGACCACGTAGGGGGTGCCGCCGCCGATGCTGCCGGGGCCGCCCGTGACGACCACGTCGCCGGGGTTGATGCCGTCGAGCGCCTCCAGGGCTTCGCGCACTTCTTTCGTCGTGGCGTCGAATTTGATTTTCGCCGTGGTGCCGAAGGCGGTGATGATCCGCCAGGTGCCGCCGGAACCCTCGACTTTGAAGGTGGTTTTCTCGTTGGCGTCGGCGCCGCCGGTCCCGCCACCCGCGGCGAGCAGGAGCGTCTCGCGGTCGGTCGCGTTGATCCAGACCTTCTGGCCGACCGAGAGGTTGGCCAGCGCGCCGACACAGGCGACCTCGTGGACGCCGCCGAGGACGCCGACACAGCGCTCGCCGGGCTGGATCTGGAGGACGGCGGAGCTGTCGGGCCGGTCGAAGCGGGTGGGCTGCCCCGTCTTGACGAGGTAGAGCACCTTGTTGTCAACGAAGGCGAACCGGCTGGAGCTGATCGGGCCTTTTTTTTCGGCACCGAGGCCCGGGAAGATGACCTCTACGCGCTGTCCTGGGGCGTCGTACATGCCTGGCTACCTTCCCTCGCTCAGCATCTCGTGGAGATGCTTCTCGTCCTTGTCTTTGTCGCCGGTCAGATCGCCGGACTCCTCCAGGAACTGGGTGAAGCGGCTGCCCTGGCGCAGGCCCGACGGGGTCTCGCTCTCGCGGGCTTTGCCGCCGTCACCGTTCGGGTCGCCCTCGCTGGGGCTGAGGCCGGTGACGCGGGGGGTGCCCCCGGCGGCCTCGATCAGCTTGTTCGCCTGGATGCAGTCGGCTTTGACGGACTCGGTGATGGCCTCTTTCTTGGCCTCGATGTCCTCGCCCTCGACCATCAGGCCGCGACTCGGCCCGGAGGCGTAGAGGACGTAGTTCTTGCGGATCTCGGCGCCGTACTCTTTCGGCAGGCCGTTCTCCTGAAGGGTGTCGATCTCGGAGACCGCGTGGTCGGCGAGGATGCGGTACTCCTCGCGCTCTTCCACGATCGCCTCGGCGCGTTCCTTGATCTCCGTCTCGGAGAGCTGGGCGCCCTGGAACTCCTCGGTGATCGCCTCGCGCTGCCTCGTGAGCGCGGCGTTGAGCTGCGCCTCGGTGATCGCGCCGTCGCCGCCGGGGGTGATCGCCGGGGCCGGGGCGGCCTTGGGGCCGGAGATGATCGACTCGGCGAGCGTCTCGTTGCCCGCCTCCTTCAGCGCCTCGGCGAGCGCCTCCGGCGTGAGCGCCGCGATCTGCTCGTTGGACATCTCCGAGAGTTTCACCTGGCGCTCCTTGCGGTCGTCGTCTCCATCTCGCGGAGCAGTGTAGGCAGACTCCAAAAGTGAAACCGCTGAACGACGCTCCTCCTCCGACAGCGGGCGCCCCCCGGCGCCGCCCCGGAAGACGAAATCGACACTCCCCATCGGCTTCTCGCGGATGCCCTCGATGAGCGCACCCTTGACGCCCTTGTCCCACGACGCGGTGCCGACGCGGACCGCCTTCGGCCAGGCGTTGATGGAAACGTTGAGGCACCCGGCGTCCTCTTCGAGCATCTCGCGGATGGCCTTCTGCGGGATGACTTCGCCGACGACGCCGCCCTTCTGGTAGCCGTGGTCGGCGTCGTCCTCGAAGACCAGATCGGGGTCGAAGTAGGAGCGCAGGACGCGACCGCCGAGGGAGTTGAGGGAGCGGCCCTTCTCCTGGAGCAGCTCCATGACTTCCTCGGCCAACTCCTCGGCGACGTGGTCGATGTACATAGGCCACCCGGTGAAGACCGAGGCGTGCTCGGCCAGCATCTTGGCCTCGTAGATCGGCTGGAGGCCGCGGATCGCGCGCCCTTTCGAGCGGCACGGCCGGATGATGGCGAACTTGCCGACGAAAGCCTCGTGGCCCTCCACGACCTTTTTCCTGAAGATCGACCCTTTCTTCGGGACGATCAGCTTGGACTGGGACTCCTGAAGCGTCGAGAGGTCGTTGGGCGTGATGAGCGCGCCCTCGGTCAGCTCATCTTTCTCCGGGTCCACGCGGCTCAGGATAGAAGTGCGCGGATTGGGAAACCGCTCAGTTGCCGAAGAAGGCTGACTCGGCGAGGCCCTTGTGCCGACGCCGCGCTTTCGCGGCCGGGTGCTTGGCGACAGTCTTTTCCCGCTTCGACTTCTCCCGGTCGATGTTGGCGGCCGCGCCACCGGTTTCCCGGATGAGCCTGCTGGCGGACCCCGGCTCATCGACGCGCAACCAACGCACCGTCGCGTCCCGGGCAGCCTTGCCGGGGTCGGTGTGTTTCTTGTCGGCTCCCCCACCGCGGACGAGGTAGCCGTCCTTGGCCTTCGTGACGGAGACGCCGTGACCCTTCTCCATCCTCTGACCAGGGGTGAGCCTGTTGAGGTGCTCGGTCGTTGAGGCTTCCGAGCGCCGGATGCCGTCCGGCGTCGGCTCGTTGGGTGCGCGGCGCCGCTGATCTCCGAAGGCTTTGATCTTCCCTCGTTCCCGATCTGCCTCCGCGTCGTCTTCGGCGCGTTTCCTCTTCACCTCGTCCGACTCTTTTGGTCGCTTGGAGCTGCGCCGCCCGTCGCTATCAAGCGACCCGCCGGGAGCAAAGGGACTACCCGACCGTTCCCCGGCCTTGCGCTCGTTCTCGGCACGCTCTTTCCTGGATGGGAGCTTGGCCGCTTTTCTGCCCGCGGCTGCGCGCTTCGCCACGTGCCACGGTCGTAATGCAGAACGTACACTGGTTGTTGCACCCATCCTGCACTTTGATGAAGGCACGCGTGCGGCGATGCAAACCGGGGAGCGGGGCGCGGGCCAGAGGTTCAAGGTCGAATGTTTGAGGGTTGAAAGTTGAAGGTTCAAGGTTTAAGGTCTCAGCGACCAGATTGTCCTTGCGGGT